CTGGTGCTTCGTTTCCAGAATAATATAGATTAGGAGAAATTAAATGGCGGAAAAAGTAATAAGTCCCGGTGTATTCACAAACGAAATAGATCAAACATTTTTACCAGCAGCTGTCGCTGACATTGGGGCATGTGTTATAGGGCCAACTGTTAAAGGTCCAGTATTAGTTCCTACTGAGGTAACATCATATTCTGATTATCAAACAAAGTTTGGTGATTCATTTAAAAGTGGTAGTAGTTACTATCAATATTTAACATCTCATACTGCAGAACAATACTTGAAAAACGCAAATAAACTAACAGTGATTAGAATATTAGCTGGAAGTTATTCTGGAGCTTCTACTACAATATCTTCTTCAACCGACCCTGGTGTTGTTGGTGGTGGAACACCACATTCAGCTAGTGTAACAATAGCTGTAGGAAATTATGGTGCAGATATTCCCGCTTCAATGTCATTTACTCCATCTGGAGGAACTGAGGTTAAATTTATATTTACAGGTTCTTCTGATAGTAGTGAGAACTATTATGCTGGTGATACATTGACAAATACAGCTACACAAATATATTTGTTATCTGGATCTACTGTAGCTAAAACAGCAGAGTCAGCGAGTAATACATTTAATAATACTATAGCTACACACAAATTGGGATTAAGTTCTTCCTTTATTGGTGGAGTTATTCATTTCACAGCGAGTAACCATGGACATCTTGGTGTTCAAGAAGCAAATCCATCAGCTACCAATACTCCAGAACATCTTTATGGTGCTTCTGTTGGTACGGGTGGTAAATATATTAATATAACTGGTTCCGCTGAATTAGGTGCAATTACAAATCTAGGTGGTGGATTAGATTTTGGTGGAGTTTTCCCAACATTTAAAAATGTATTTAAATTACATACTTTAGGTGATGGTGCTGTTATGAATAGTAGAGGTCCTCTCGGTAAAGATAATTTACCAGATTCAGGATCTAAAGATAATCTTAGATACGAAATATCATCATTAAATCAAAAGAAAGGTACATTTACATTGTCTATCAGACGAGGTAATGATACAACAAAGAAGAAACAAACTTTAGAGTCATTTACTAATATAAACCTTGATCCAATATCAAATAATTATATAGGTAAGGCAGTTGGTACTCAATATCAAAGTATACAAACTGATGAAAATGGTAAACCATTTTTACAATTAGTTGGTGATCATCCACCTAAATCTAAATATGTAAGAGTTGAGGTTCTTGAACAAACTGCAGATTATCTAGATGAAAATGGAACAATTAGATTGGATTCACTTTCAGGTTCATTACCGGCTTTCTTTAGTGGTTCGAATAGTGGTTCATATGGCGGAACATTTACAGGTGGTTCAGATGGTGATGTTGTAAACCCACAACTATTTTACGAAAACATTGAAGAGAACTCATCTCAAGGGTTAGACCCAAGTAGTGATGGAGCAGATGCTGGATTCAATCAATATGTTCAAGCACTTGATTTAATATCAAATCAAGATGACTATGATGTGAATTTGATACTTACTCCTGGTATTATCTCATCCATACATTCTGGTGTTGCTTCGAAAGTAATTGATGTATGTGAAGATAGACAAGATTGTTTTGCAATTATTGACCCTATAGAATTTAATAAAAATGTTGTCAATGCAACAGATGAAGCCAAAACTAGAAATAGTAACTACGCTGCTGTTTATTGGCCATGGGTTCAATTACCAGATTTACAAGTTGGATCTCCGAGGTGGGTGCCACCTTCAGTAGCTTTAGCTGGTGTTTATTCATTCAATGATAAAGTAGCTCATCCATGGTTCGCTCCGGCTGGTCTTAATAGAGGAACTATTGATACGGCTCTAAGAACTGAAAGAAAACTAACACATGCAGATAGAGATGTATTGTATGATGCAAATGTAAATCCAATTGCAACATTTCCTGGACAGGGGGTAACTGTGTTTGGACAAAAAACATTACAGAAAAAAGCAAGTTCTTTAGATAGAATTAATGTTCGTAGATTACTTATTAAGGTTAAAAAGTTCATCGCTTCTTCTTCAAGATTCCTTGTATTTGAACAAAATACAGCGGCTACACGAAGACGATTTCTGAGTATAGCTAATCCATTCTTAGAACAAGTTCAATCACAAAGTGGATTAAATGCATTCAGAGTGGTAATGGATGAAACGAACAATACACCGGATACAATTGATAGAAATCAATTAGTCGGACAATTATTCTTACAACCTACAAGAACTGCTGAGTTTATTGTATTAGACTTTACAATACAGAGATCTGGAGCAAGTTTTCCAGAATAAAAACACATGATATAAGTCAATTAAAAAGGGATTTTGAAATATAAATCCCTTTTTTTAGGTTTTTTTTATATTTATATATGAATAAGAAAGTACTTAACTGGGAGAAATGAAATGCCAGAGTTATTAGAACCACAAGATATAATGTTTACACCCTTTGAGCCAAAGCTCAAAAATAGATTTATAATGCAAATCGATGGTATTAATGCATATTTAATAAGAGCTATGAATAGACCTTCAATTGAGTCTGAAGATGTACAATTAGAACATATGAATACCACAAGATATGTTAAAGGAAAGTCAAGATGGCAACCACTTGAGATTACATTGTACGATGCAATTGTTCCATCAGCTGCACAACAAGTAATTGAATGGATTAGATTAGGTCACGAGTCGGTTACTGGTAGAGATGGTTACTCTGATTTCTATAAAAAAGATGTAACTTTTAATCTACTTGGTCCTGTTGGTGATGTTGTGGAGGAATGGGAATTAAAAGGAACATTCATCCAAGCAGCTAATTTTGGTGATTTAAACTTTGGTGATACTGAACCAGTTGAAATTACTTTAACATTAAGATATGATTACGCAATACTTAAATTCTAATAGAAACTAAAATATAACTTAAAAAAACCCTTACAATAAAAAGTTGAGGGTTTTTTTATTTTATATATATTTATATATGAAATGGAGATGTTTATATGAAAACAACATTTGAAGAAATAATAGAATCAGTTTTAGAACACGAAGGTGGTTATGTAGACGATCCACACGATAGAGGTGGAGAAACTAATTTTGGTATAGCTAAGAGATTTTACCCAAATGTCGATATCAAAAACCTCACAAGAGAACAGGCTAAAAAAATATATCATCAAGATTATTGGAGACCTGCAAAATGTGATGAAATTCCTAAACATCTCAGACACATCTACTTTGATATGTGTGTAAACTTTGGTAGAGGTGGTGCTGTAAGGGTATTACAGAGAGCTGCAAATGCTAAAAATAGAGATAAAATTGATGTTGATGGTGGTATGGGTCCAGCGACATTAAAAGCAATTCAAAATGTAGAACTTGAAAGAGTTCGAGCATATCGTGTGTTACGATTTGCTAATTTAGTTATTAAAAAACCAGAACAAGAGAGATTTTGGTATGGTTGGTATAAAAGAGCAACCGAGGTATAGGAGAAAAAGTTATGTCAAATACAAATGAATTATATAATAATATAAAAAGACTTTTTGGTGATTTTGAACTTAATCATTCAATATTTGCAGAAAAAGGTAACAAAGCTGCCGGTGGTAGAGCCAGAAAATCTATCGGCGAGATAAAAAAATTAGTTACAGAATACAGAAAAGCATCAGTTTCTGAATCAAAATAATCGGAGGTTACAATGTCAGAGTACAAATTTCCCACAGAAGTTATAGATTTACCAAGTGAGGGTAAATTATATTCAGAAGATCATCCATGTAAGGATGGTAAAATAGAATTAAAATATATGACAGCTAAAGAAGAAGATATTCTTACATCAGCTAATTTAATTAAAAAAGGTCTTGTAATAGACAAATTAATTAATTCACTAATAGTAACAAATGGTGTAAATGTTGATAATTTAATCGTAGGTGATAAAAACGCTGTAATGGTTGCAGCTAGAATATTAGCTTACGGGCCTGATTATCAATGCAAAGTTATGAATCCTGAAACAGGTAACTTAGAGGAACACACTTTTAATCTAGCTGATTGTCCATTTAATAAATTACCTGATGGTGTAAAAGAAAATAATTTTGAATTTGAATTACCTGTTTCAAAAACTAAAGTTACATTTAAAGTTTTAAATGGTAAAGAAGAAAAATTAATTGAACAAGATATTAAAGCCTCACAGAAATTAGGTACAGATATTTCAACTGAATTAACTTCAAGGTTTAGACATATAATTCAATCTGTTGATGGTGATGATTCAAAATCTACCATAAATTCTTTTGCTCAAAATATACTAGCTAGAGATTCATTAGCACTTAGACAAAAAATAAGTGAAACTGTTCCAGATATTAAACTTGAACAAGAAATAACTATTGAGGGAGGTGATGTGGTCAAGGTAGATATACCGATGACCACTGAGTTTTTTTGGCCTAAGGCCCTCAGATAGAAAAAATATTCATCAACAAATATTTCAACTTATATATCATGGTGGTGGTGGTTTTGTATTTAGTGACATATACAATATGCCATCATATTTGAGATTGTTTTACTATAGAGAACTTGTAGATGTTAAAAAAGAAGAAAACAAAAGTCACTCTAAAACCGAAACTACATCAAATACAATACATAGAGCTGGTATCTCTCCTAAAAATCCAAGATTCAAACAATAATTTTTTACATATTTGATATTTATATATGAATAGGTGCGTCCAATTATTAAAAATTATGGAGAACACATAAATGGCTGATGATAAAGCAAAATTAGAGAATTGGTTGGCAGCTGCTGATGTAGCTGGTAAATTCCAACAAGAATTAGCTGGTAGTAAAGAATTAATTGATTCAATGGATGATTCAGCCAAAGGATTAACTGACGCATTAAAACAAATAGCTAAAGAAACAGAACACATATCAACTGAAAATTCTGATTTAGCTAGACAACAAGCCAAAGCTGGAAGAGATGTTTTAAGAGTTTTACAAAGACAACAAAAGGGTGACACAGTGATGACTAGGTTATCCAAAACGAGGTTAGGTTTTAACAGAGGATTAAATGAAGGTGAAGATGCAATAACTGATAATTTATACGCACAATATGACGCTGCAGAACAAATCACAAAAGAAAAAAAGAAACAACAAAGAATTGAACAACAAAACGCTAATGCACAAAAGGCGGTAGATAAAGCAACAGGAGGAACTCTTGGAAAAACTCAGGGTATAACTGATGCACTAGGAATTGGTGGTAAAACTTTAAAAAGGATGGTTGTTGGTTTCGGAGTACTCAGTTTTGCAACAGGAGTTATTTACGGAACATTTAAAACATTATTTAACACCATGAAAAAATTTGCTGATAAAGTTACCGCTATGGGTCAGACATTTGGTGTCATAGGAACACAGTCTGGAGTGTTAAGAGATACTTTAATAGATGCTGATTTTGAAGTAGCTGCTCTAGGTAAAAATTTAAAGGATGATGTCTTACCAACTACAGTTGCTTTAGCTAGTAACTTTGGACTTACATTACAACAAGCTGCTGATATGTCAAACGAGGTTCTTGATTCTGCTATGGCTATGGGATTATCAAACGAACAAGGTGCTCAATTATATGGTACTTTGGTTGGTATGGTAGGGTTGAGTATGGATCAAGCTGAACATCTTTCAGAAGCTACATATCAATTGGCGGTAGCGAATAAAGTTAATCCTGCTGATGTAATGAGAGATATGGCTGATAGTTCTGAATTAATAGCTAAATTTGGAGCTGAGAATCTAGCTAGTATTTCAAAGGCAGCTGTACAAGCTAGAATGATGGGATTAAATTTAAAAACTGTTGAAAGAATATCTTCTAGTTTATTAGACTTTCAAAGTTCAATAAATGCAGAGGTTGAAGCTAGTGTTTTAATTGGTAAACAATTAAACTTTCAAAGGGCTCGTGAATTAGCTTTATCAGGAGATATGAGTGGAATGATGGGTGCCGTATTAGACCAACTTGGCGGTATACATAAATTCAATAGACTTAATGTTATTCAAAGACAATCTCTTGCAAGGTCTCTTGGAATTGAGGTTGTTGAAATGAATAAACTTGCAAGAGGAACCAGAGGGTTAGAAACTCCAAAAAGTTTTATGGATATGTTAGGTAAAGATTCACAAGACGCACTATTACAAATTGTTAATAAAATAAAACAATTAGGTGTCTTATTTGTTAATGAGTTAGGCCCACATATATATGAAGCTGCTGTAGCTTTACAAAATTTTATGGAGGAAAATAAATTATTTGAATGGGCTCAAGGAATGGTTAGAGATTTTTCATCATATTTTGAGGGAATGGGAGAAAAATTAGATGAGATACTTACAAATTTAGCAAAAAAGTGGAACAATTTCAGACAATCAATTTCAGATGCTTTTGATACAGTTAAAAGATTTGCTTTTTATATGGGTTTAGGTGCGTTAGCTGGTGGTCCTGTAGGAGCTGGTATTGGTATGGCTACAGCTGCAATTACCGATTCTATGGCGAGGGCTGAAAAAGCAGCAGAACGTGCTAAAGATGCAGCTAATGAAAGTAAAGAAAACTCTGGTGGTATATTTAGTTCATTACATCAAGCTGGAGTATCTAAAATAGAAACGAATAGAACTGAGGCTCAAGACTTTATGTCTAGACCAGGTCAACCACTAGAAAGATTTAGTTCGAGTGACACTCTGATTGGTGTAAAGGGTAAGATAGCTGATATGGAGCCTATAGTACGACAATTAGAAAAATTAAATGAAAAAACTGAGAATTTAGCCAAACAAATTGGAACAAGAGTTGGTGACGAAATTAAAAACTACGCGTAGTGGAGAAATAAATTGGGTTTAGAAAATTTAGCAAGTGTTTTTACAGAGGGATTAACTGAAAATGCAGAAACATTTCAGGGTGAAACGAGTGTTCTCTCCACAGCAGCTACTAATATCATTGATAGATATGAATTTGGATTTGGAAATTTAAATGTAAACAAACTTCCAATACTTGATACCATTTTACGACAATCACCTTCTTTTGTAAGTAATGATTTACAAACAAAAAAATATGAGTCAGAAAATTTTGACCCAAGAGTACCAAAAAATACAAGAATTCAAATAAGTAATATAAACGCATATAAGGGAACAAGATTTATTGCAACAAATCCAACTCAATTTCCGAATGAATATAAAAATTTAACAACATTAGGTTTAGATTTAGAAAATTCGACTGGTTGGGAGTCTTTATATAATAAAGACCATACAGCTTTGTCCATTGACTCTCCAAATCCAAACACACCATTTCAACCTTATATCTATGGTGGTAATGTTAGTAGAGATAATTTATCTATAAGATATAATAATAGTAGTCAATTTAAAAATACTAACGCTTTATCAAGGACAGAATTAATAGGTTCTAAATTGGGTGAACCTTATGTAGTTAGTGATATGGCTACTAGTATGACTGATACAGGTGGTGGTAGAGGAGACAATAAAGGTAGTCGTTTCTTACCATTAACTAGAGCTTTAAATGATGTTGAGAGAGTTGGAAAATATTTATCATCTCCCAAAGGACTTGTTGAATCTGCACTTAAAAATATAGGTGGAATTAATAAAACTGCAGTAGTGCGTAGAAGCGAGGGTCAATCACCATCTACAAGTTTTGATAATTTAGCTATAAAAAGAGTACCACAAAGATATAATAAATTAGGACCTCTTGTTTTTAATCCATTACACACTCTCCTTAATGTTGGGCTTAGAGGTGTTGGTCAAGGTCTTCCAAATGTAATGTTTGAATCTGGTGGATTGTTTGGTATTCATTCCCCATATAAAGGACCTACCACCTCATTAGGTACACCATACATCTCTAATACACAACTAGTGAGTCAGGGTAATGACAAACCATCTGGTGATTTTGAAAATATTTTTTCACCAGAGAGAGTCATAACAAATGATGATATGACTATCATTGACTTTAAAGAGTGGCGTCCTGAATCTTTCACACAAACAAATGCAGATCAGTTTGACACAAAGACTAAAGGTATGCCTTTTTATTTTATTGATTTGAGAGATAATAAAGTTGTTTATCTTAGAGCTTATGTAGAAGGATTAACTGAAAATATTACACCTAATTGGGCTCCATCTAATTATGTGGGAAGAAGTGAACCTGTTTATACTTATGAGAGAGCTGAAAGGGATATAGCTTTTACTTTAACATTATTTGCACAAACACAACGAGAGTTAAAAATGATATATAAAAAAATGAATAAATTAACATCATTGTGTTATCCAGAATATAAAGATGATACTACATTCAACACCAATGCTAAACAAAGAATGAAACCACCTTTAATGAAAATGAGGGTGGGTGATTTATATGGTGGAAGAAAATCAGAACTCACAGGATTTTTAAAAAGTTTAACTTATACTGTTCCTGAAAATGCAACTTGGGCAGGTTATGATAATTTACCAGATGGTTCGGGATTAACTAAAGAGCCATATGTTCCAAAATATTTAACTGTATCTATATCTTATCACATTCTACATGATACTGTTCCAAATTTGAATACAGCGTTCTATGGATATGTTAATGACTAGGAGAAAATAAATGGCTAGATATGGATTAACAAAAATAAAAAAAGATAGAAAAAAAAGGTATTATTCTACTACTTTGTATGATAAGGTTCCTGAAAGAAATGATGATATGTATTTTATTGCACAAGATGGTGATAGGTGTGATAATTTAGCTGCTAGATTTTATGGTGATGTTGATTTATGGTGGTTCATAGCTAAAGTAAATGGATTAACAACAATGAACATTCCTGCAGGAACATCTTTGAGGATACCGGTTTCAATAGAAGATGCTAAAGGTACTTAAATGTCAAATATAAATTCAAGATTATTTGGATCTCCACTACCTCCTAGAGTAAAAGGTGTTTTAGAACAAAGACAACTTGTTGCAAAAGAGATACAACCAAATGAAAGTTTATACACAGATTCCGATAATTTATATACTCCATGGTCTGGTGAGGAACAATATACAGAACCAATACCCAAAAACTTTACAACCAATCAATACACTACAGGATTAAATTCAATATCTGATTTATCATCTAGAACACCATTTGTAAGAATGTGGACAGCTGTAGAACTACATGATTATAACAGAGATGCAACGAGAATATACGACACGAATAAATATTTTCCCGATTATCAAAAGTATAATGATGTGATGAAAGCTTTCACTGCAAGACATCAAGAAGCTGTAGAGGCTGGAACTCTTGTAGGTCCCATATATGACGCTGAGAAACAAAAATTTTATTTTGAAGAAGCAGATGCCACAAAAGTTGAGGGTTATGATTATAAGATTTATGCTTTAGGTAATCATGTATTAAATAATTTACCAACAACTCCAAATTCAGAAATAAAAGCTGTATATGATAAAATAAAAAAAGGTGAAACACTGACAGAAGATGAAAAACAAATACAGTCTGAAAACTTAATTTTTCCGGATGAACATAAAGTACCAGGTAACATGAATGAATTTTTAAAATCTGCTGCGGGTATTAATTCAATGGATTCTGAAACATATGGTTCACTTGGAGCTATGAAAAGAACAACTGTTAATTTTGAGGTTCATAACTTTGCTGACTTTGATTCGATTTACAACAGATTTTTTATGAGACCAGGTGCTCAAGTATTTATAGATTTTGGTTGGGATACAAGTGAATTGTACGATCCTGAAGATATTATGAAAGAACAAAATCCTCAAAAAGCTTTATTTGGTGGATTTACAGATATTTTTACAGACTATTCTTCTCAAAAAGATGTTGGAAAGGTGGAGGTAAATCAAGGGTACATGGATACTCTTGTTGGAATAGTTACTGATTATAGTTCAAAAATAATGCCAAATGGTACTGTACAATGTAGTTTAACAATTGTATCAAAAAATCATGCTCTTTTAAACTATAATTTAGATGGTCAAGATGGTGATGGAATTAGAGCTCAAATTGAATATATTATAGAAAATTTAATGTATTTTGATGGATTAGTTAGAGTAGCTGATGCATCAGGAGATGAAGAACTGGTAAAAGCAATACCTGAGGCAAATCAAAATACTAGTGCTGAAGATTTAGAAACCTTTGATTTTTATTTACAACAATTAGCAGAGTCTGCATTTAAATCACCAAACTCAGATTACATTCCAACTGGAGCTAGTCTTTTGAGTGGAGTATTTATTGGGGCCAGTTCTACTGACTTATATGTAACCATTGGAAAACTTGAAGATTTTATATTAAATCAAGAATTTGGATTTGGTGATGACAAAGCTAGTATAAATAATCCAAACCATAATAATTTTGAAGTTGCTTGGGATTCATCTGAATCTTATACAACTTATGATAACAACTTTTTTACATTACAGACTATGTCAAATCTTGGTGATGAAGATCCACCTCATTTTTTGTATCCAAAATCTTGGTATTACGATGAAGACCAAGGTATGCAGGCGGAAACATATACTGTACAAGTTAAAAAAGCTTCAATAAAAGGCTCTACTGATTTAGAAACAGCTCTAGAAAAAGATAGAGAAACAAAAAGAATACCAATTCGTGAAATATTTGTATCAAAGGGCGCTATTTTAGGAGCTATTAGTAATGCTAGTACTGTAGAAGAGTTTGTAAGAATTCTTCTTAATACTATTAATAACGAATCTGGTGGAGTTCTTGATTTAAGGGTTGGTCCAAAATCTGCAGAAGATGGTAGTTGTTCAATAATTGATTATAATTTTAATCCAAAATTGTATGATGAACAAGGAGAGCTTGTATCAGATGAAGATGCTTTTAAAAACTTATTTGAATTTGATGTTATGTCTGGAAATTCAATTGTTAAAGGTTTTGATGTTGATTTTAAAATACCAAGTTCACAATTAGGGTCAATGTTAGCCATACAGGGTATTAGTCCAAAAAATCAAATATTCGCACTATCTCAAGACACGGATGATATTTTAGCTATACAAGACTTATTTGGAAGAGTTGACGATACAGAATTTTATGTTAAGTATTTACCAGATATGGGTACTTATCAACTTGATAAATTAACGAGTAGAATGTCATTAATAGCTCAAAGAAATAAAGATTATAGAAATATTCTAAATGCTATAAATACATCTGGAGGTTCTAATGTAAGTACACAATATAGTATGGATAATATTGATATTACAAATTTTGATACTTGGAAAAAAGAAGAGGGTTTAGTGGCTGCTAACTCTAAAACACAAAAAGAAATGACTTTAGATATAGTTAAAACTCAGGAAGAATTACTATCCGCAGATAATTATTTAATACTTAATAGCGTTAAAGATTTTTATCAATATAAAGCTTGGGAATCATTTTCTACAGGAGAAAGGGCTACTCCATTACCCTTGAACTTATCATTGACAATCTATGGTATATCTAATATTCAACCCGGTGATACCTTTAGAGTAAATTATCTTCCAAAATTACATAGAGAAAATGTATATTTTCAAGTAATAAAAATTAGTCAGAAGATAGATTCTAGTGGTTGGGATACAACATTAGAAACTCAATGGAGGATTAGACCTGATCAAAAAAATCAAGCAAAATTAAGAAAACAACCTAAAGACACATTCATATCATCTTTATATTTAAAAGATACTTTAAAGCTTAGGCCAGATTTTAATTATGCGACTGATAACGATCCACAA